GTCGCCGGGGTCACCGGTGACATCGCGGGCCCCGTGCCGGCCAAGGACGGCCAGGCGCTGCAGACCATCGTGCCGATCAAGGTGGATGCGGACGGCTGGCAGAAGATCGTCGAGGTCGTCGATGTTCGAGCCCATCGAGGTCTGGCGCGAGGCTTCGGCGATCTGGCTCTCAGTGGCGGTGCCCTGAGAACTCATACCGGCGTTGGCTTCGGAGATGCCAGTCGTGCGAAGAACGTCCTCCCAGATCGGGTTGATCTCGTAGAGGTTCGGGTCGATGCCGGGACCGGCCCAGGCTTGAAGCACAGTCTTTACGTCTTGTCCGGGTTGGAGCCCGTTCAATTCTATGACGGCGTTATTGACGTGGTTCTCCAGTTTGAGCGTGTCTTCATCGTCCAGCACTCCGGCTGACACCAAGGTCTTCGGGCGTGCTGCAACACGGTGCTCGCGGAGCCCTTGACGGGCACGGTTGTATTCCATCTGCTGAGCCCGCATGAGGCTCACGTCGGAAGGCGGAAAAATATGGTCCTCGTTCTCGACTTCGTTGAACGTCAAGGCAAACCACGGATAGAACCGCTCAAGCTGGACATCCGGGCTCTGCGGCTCGCGCAGGAAGTCGTGATAGCCGGAGCAAACCACGTACACGAGGCCGTCGCGGCGGGAGTAGATTTCCCAGACGCACGCCGCGCCCTTCTCCTCCTTGGCGCCACCTTTTCCGGCACCCGCCATGATTTCGTGGACACGCTGATCGATAGACTTACCCCCGTCGGGCCGGGTGTAAGCGGTGTACTTGTCACCGAGGTCGACACCGTAGATTTCCTTGACCTCGTCCTTAGAGAGGATGAACTCCTGCGCCACCCAATCGGCGCCGAGGAACTCCCTGAGACGGATGCACTTCGGGTCGGGGATGATTTGCGTGGCATTGGGGTAATCGAAGATTAACCCCTCGCGGATGACGAACTCGATCTGCGTCTGGAGGTCCTGCATCAGGACCCTGAGCTGCTCCATCTCGGCCGAGTTTTCGTCCATCGGCGTGTCAGGGTCGCGGAGGCTTTCGGCGAGACGTTCCAGCACAGCAAGTCGCTCGCCCGCGTCCTTGATGCGGGCCTCGATCTCCGGGCGTCTTCCCAGTTGCCGTTGAAAGGCGATCTTGATGTAGCCCACGCCGCTGGTGATGGTCCGGCGGACCACCATCTTCATCATCTGCTTGAACGGGTGGGCCTGCTCGCTGATGTTATACTCGTAGAGTAATTCCAGGGTGCGGCACATCAGGTCCATCTGACGGGTCTCGGTTTTCACCGCGCCCGCGTCCATGGCGATCTGCATTCCCTGCTGCGCGGGGGCCATCATCTCTGGGCTCCCGCCCATGCCGGGGGCCATTCCTGGCCCCATGCCCTGGCTGGGAGGCATCCCGGGCGGTGTCATCCCGGGCGGCATCATCCCTGGTGCTGGGGGAACACCAGGAGCTGCACCCATCATGCCGCCGCCGCCCAGGCTGCCCATGCCGGGACCCCCGGCCATGATGGCGGCGCCCGTCTTTGCGAGGGTCTGAAGCTGGCTTTCCGTGCCATCCCACGCGGTGTGCAGGATGCGCTCGCGCCGCTTCGCGACGGCCCTTGGGTTCTTGGCGTAGAGAAACGCGGTCTTCTGCTGCACCGTTCTCAGCGTAATGTTCGCGACGTAGCGGTCATCGCTGATGTCCTCGGACCACTGGAGCCCGTAGCAGAAGTCGGCGTCCTTGCGCATTCGTCTGAAGGGCTTCTCCCAGTGCGATTTCGCTCCGACGACACGCTCTTCCCAGGCTGACACCAGGGCACGGCGCTTATCGTCGGGCTCGTCGTTGGGGTCTGAGTAGGCCCGTCCTTCGCGCGGCTGAAGATCGTAGCCTTCGGGCTGGATCATCCGGTTGGAGGCCGGGTCGTTTGGATCAGAGGTCCCGGCCATCACCAGCCTTCCTTAATCTTGGCGTAGGCAACCTCGCGATTGCGCTGCTTGGTGTCAGCTTTAAGCCATCCGATGCTGCCGAAGGGCGCGACCACCGGCGGCGGCCGCTGGAAGCGCCGTGGCGTCTGTTTGGCGAGGCCCATACCGACGTGTGCAAGGGCATCGACGAAGTCGTCGTGAGACCCGGCCGGAAACTTCAGGATTTGATCCTGGGCTCCGGCCCACCAGCGGGTCCAACTCGGGAAGTGGACGCGGCCCATGGCCATGCGCGCCTGGATACTCTGGGCTCGTGCCTGTTTGTCAGCGACGGGCACGACCTCGTCGATGGCACAGAACGTGTTCTTCTCGATCATCCGCTTGCGCAGAAAGGGACCGATAGCCTTCGATATCTGCGATCTCTCGGCCCACCAGAATACCGGCTTATACTTCTGCATCAGGAGGATCATCGCCTCGACCACCCGGTCGGTCGACGCATGCTCCCAGAAAAGATCGTTCTGGACCCAGATGTGATCGTTGCGGTCGACGCCCACGACGAGAAGACACGTCTTGTCACGAGCCTGATCGACCGAGGTGGCGTGATCCGAGGCCGCGTAATAGCGCAGCTCTTCCTTCGGGGGCATTTCGATAAGCCGCGAGTACGTCAGGATATGGTTCGCTTTAAAAAATGCGCCGTCCGCAGGCGTTGGCGAACCCTGATAAAGTGCCTGGAAACCGCGCGGGTCCGAACGCTGCTGCATCCGGAGATATTCGGCGGAGAACCGCTCCGGCCAGAGAGCTTCGCCGGGCTTACGACCCAGTGGATCGTTTGGCGAAGTGGCCAGCGCCGGGATGTCGATGATGCGCCAGTCCTGGGCCTCTTCCTCGTTGTAGTAGGCGCCGTTCGGATCGGTGATCCGTCCAACAATGTCGTCCTCGTGCCAGCGCGTCATGATGATGACGATGCAGCCCGTCTCCGTCATCAAACGCGAAGTTAAGACTTGTTTGAACCAGGTCCAGCACTGCTCCCGAATGGTGGGACTATCGGCCTCTTTGCGATCCTTGATGGGGTCGTCCAGGAGGAGGATGTCGCCGCCGCGGCCAGTGATCGAAGAACCTCTTCCTACGAAGAAGAGCGCCCCGCCATTCTCGATTTCAAGGCGATCCATGGCGGCGGCTCCCGTTTTGAGAACCGTGTCAGGGAAAATCTGGGTGTACGGCGCACTCTGCATGATCGAGCGCACATGTCTTCCGAAGTCCCAGGAGAATTTTTCGTTGTAGGTGGCGAGGATCATGCTCTTGGAGGGATTTCTCCCGATGAACCAGGCTGGGAAACTATGTGAGGCGAGCGTCGTCTTCCCATGCCTTGGAGGAAGCGTGATCATCAGGCGTTTGATCTCGCCGCTCTCGACTTTCTCCAAAGCGGCGGCCACCGCCTTGTGGTGTCGCACAGGCATATACGTGGAGTAATCCGGGTCGTCGGGGCGGTCGGGCGACGGCCTGGTGAGTTTGGTGAAGTCGATCAAATCCTTGCGCGCTCGCAGAATGGCGCGCTTGCGCTTGAGGGCGAGAAGAACCCGGTCTTGTGTCATGGCACCTGTCTGCGCTCGTCTTCACGCGGCGGCAACAGCCACGCTGGCGGCACTCTCCCCGAGAGAAGATCGCCGTTCGGGTCTCTAAAGGCGGCGCCGCCCCAGCGCACCATGGCCGGATCGACCATGGCGATGGTCTTGCCGTACTCGGCAGTCTCGTCCGCTACGCGAGAACCGCTGAACCCGGCGTTGCCCATCGCCGTCTGCATAGTCGAGTGGACGCCGCTGCGGGGCAACATTTCTTCCAGGCCCGGCGCCCAGACGTTGCTGTGACGGCCTGCCTCGAACTGACCGTAAGGAGGAATGCGCGCGTTGAAGTTCGGGATGCTCGGCAGCGGCTTGAACTGGCCCGGCGGAATGAGAAGGCGGCTGTCACGGTCGTAGTAGGTGTCCATGATGCGCTGGGCGAGGTCCTTGCGAGCCTTGTCCTGGGTTTTGAGGAAAATCTCGCGGTCGAAATCTTCGCCGCCACGCTCCCGGTAGAGCGCCTTTTCGCGCATCGCCGCGTCCATGTTCGGCGCGTAGGCCGGGTTCTTGGAGATGCCGTGCATGATGTCGGCGATGTTGCTGTCTTTGGCCAGGGAGAGCTGCGGCGGCAGTTCCCGTGTCAGGCCCGCCGACATCGGCGTCTCGCCATAAATGGGTCCTCCGACGACGCCTCCATAAATGCGTGCTTGGTAAGGATCGATCTGAGCGCCTTTCATCGCCACGCTCGGCTTGTCGGCCGTGTAGAGCGCGCCCCGGCCCAGGAACGGGTCCATTTCCGTGAAGGGAGCGCCCCTCTCGATGAGCTGAAGCTGCTCGGGGGTCGGGTCCTTGGATGCGTACTTCGAGATCGTCGGCTCGGTGGCGTGGTACACCGGGGTGTGGAACCCCATTCCCTGAGCGCGTTCGGCACGGGCGAGATCGTTCGGTGTCAGCGATGACACCGTGGTGAGGGCTTTATCGGCTTTCTCCAAGCCAGCGTCGAGAAGCTTGTTCTTCTCGGTGAGACTTCGGGTCCCTGGCGGGATTTCGACGGCCGGATAGCCGCCGCCCTTGTTGCGGCGCATGGTGGCCGCGAGGGCCTCGGGGAAACCAGTTGCGGTGCGGGCGGCTTCGGATGGGAGTTCGCCGCGCACCGGCCAGCGTAATCCCGACGCAAGGGTGTTCGGCCCCTTGGGAATTCCCGGCCCCATGGCATCGCCGATGAGGTCGGCGAACTGGCGCAGTGCGGGCGGGTTCTGGAACGAGAGTTTGTTGCCCTGGGCATCGAAGACGTTGCCTGCGTCGTCGGTGGTCTCGCCTTCTCTGAGTTCGTAGTCGCCGCCTTCCTTTACACCTCTCAGAAGGCGCTCGTTCGGCTTGAGAGTACGCTCGGGCGCTATTTGATAGCGTGCCAGGCGTGCCAGTTGCCCGCCGAGACCCGCCTGGTCGACGTAGGGCTCAAGCTTATCGGCGAGGTACTCCCCCAGAGGAGGCGGTGCCACGGGGGGCTTCGGCGGCGGGTACGAATACGGCCAGGGGTTCGGCGGCGAACGCTGGACGCGGGGGTCATCGACGACCCCCGCCAGTTCGTCGGCGAGATGCGACCGTAGTGCCATTTAGCGTCACTTCTTTTTGGCGATGCCGACGCCGGTGTCAGGCTTCGGCGCCGTCTGCTGCCGCTGCTGCACGGTGGTGACAGGGGTCGGGTTCGCCGTGTCACGGCCGATGAACTTCGGCGGGCCGGGCTCGGGGCGTTTCCCTTCGGGTCCGAAATCTGCGTTCTCGGCCGTGTACGGAAGCCCCGCACCCTCGATGCTGCCGACGACCTGTTCGTTCGTCGGCTCGGGCGAAGTCAGCGGCGCCGGTTCGCCGTCAGCCTTGGGGGCGCTTCTCTTCGCGTCGGTTAGCGGCGCGCTCGGGGTCCCGGTCACGTGGACCTCGACCGGGGTCATGTTCCCGGCTTCGCTGATCCCGCCCCGCGTCACCGGAAACGGCATTCCTGCCTGGCCCTGTGTCATTGGTCTTCCTCTCCTGTCGTTTGCCGCCTGCGTCCAGAGGGGGTCTCGGGAGCCTGCTCGTGATGTCCTGCTTGCCAAGGAGGTGCTCCCCCTTGGGGGTGTTTACGTTGAGGTTGGCGCGGCCTTCCTCGGGACGAACCTGTCCAGCAAAGACCTGATTTTGCTGCTGGGTTGCTCCACCAGTGGAAACCTTCTCGGCCTCGCGGGCGTCTCGGGCCGAGAGGTCTTCCGCGAACTTCGGGCTTTGATCCACTTTGATGCGCGGGAGAGGCGGTTCCGGATCGTTTGGAATATGCCCCTTGGCCATGCGCTCTTCGGCGAGGCGTCTTCCTTCGGTGCCGAGACCGGCGTCGGGCTGGGGTAGCGGCTGCGCGAACGGCGCATTGAGTATCTCCGGGGAACTCTCTGGATGGGGCTCCATCTGGATGGCGGTCATTTCGGCTTCGTCGACGCCAGGAGATCCGATGAAGATATCCCCAGCCGCCGGGGCCTGGCGCGGCGTGCCAGGGCGAGGACCCTCGGGACCTTCGCGCACCGTGGTACCTTCGAGGTGAACTCCGACCTCGAACTCCTGCTGCACTTCCGACTGCCCGGGAGGCAGCGGCTTCAGCTCCTGCTGCGGCTTGTTCTGCGGCTCCTGGGGGTTCTGCTGCTGCGCCTCGTCTGGGTCGTGGCGGCGGCGGGAAGACGGCTCGCGTTCACGCTCTTCGCGCTCCTGCTCTTCGCGCTCTTCGTGCTCGCGCTCTTCGCGCTTCTGCTGCTGCTTCTCGCGCTTCTCCTGCTTCTCGCGCTCTTCCTGCTCGCGCTCTTCCTGCTCGCGCTGCTGCTTCTTGGTGGGGTCGGCCATGGACGGCACTCCTTCCGGGTGTCAGGGGATCGGGGTCGGCGCTTACTTTCGCTGCGAGCGAGCGACGGGAGCGCCAGCGGCTTCAAGCGCCGCGATGCGGGTCTCGTGATTGGCGACTTGGCCTTCGAGCGTCACGATGCGGGCTTCGAGGGCGCTGGTGTCACCGCCGATGTTCTCGCCGGTCAGCGGTGCGCGCTGCGCCGAGACGTAGAGGTTCGACTGCTCTTCCCACTCTTCGCCCGAGGTGTTGATGACGGTGACCTTTTTGCCCGGGATATCGAAGACGAAATCGAAGTCTTCGTCGCCGAGAAGATCGCCGTCGACGGCCACCGAGACCGTGGTTTCGTCGACATCGTCATTGATGTCGGGGGCCGGAACATCGACGCTGGCGGTGTCAGCGACGGCGGCGACGAGGGCGTGGTTCCAGCCGTAGGACGCGGGTGCTACCATGATGTGCTTACTCCTCTGCGATCACGAGTTTGATCGGGCTGCTGTCTCCAGCGCGGCGAGGAACTGGATATGGTAGTGCATGGTCAGATTACCGGCTGAGACACCGTTCGGCCAGCGTCTGGTATTTGCGCGTCTTCCAAGGCCGCCAGGAATGCGTCGTGATAGCCCGCGATGAGCGTGTCATCGTCGTTGCCGTTGACGATCTGCCGGGCGTTCTTGGGGTCGTTCTTGGTGCTGCTGAAATACTGCCCCAGCTTTTTGCCGGTGAACCAGCCCTCGGCCATTCCACGAAAGAGAATGCGCGCGGCGATCAGGCTGTCGAGGGCCAGCTCGGGGTGTTCGACCAAATCACGAGTACCGGTGAGGCTGAGTTCCTGTGAGGCCCGACGATAGTTCTCCTCCCAGGTGATCATCACGAAGCCGCGGCCGATGTAGGGCCAGTAATCCTTGCCCTGAAGGTAAGACTGCGAGCCGTACTCGGTGATCGGCCACATGGTGGTGGCGCACTCGTGAAAGACCGTCGCCAGGATGTACGAGAGCCAGCGCACATCGGTCATCGGCGTGCCGGTGTAGTTGCTCTCGAAGAGCGCCAGGAGCAAATTCTGACCGTCGACTTGCTGCTGTGTCAGCGCGCCTTCGAACAGCTCGTCGCGGATGTTGTCGAAGAAGATATCGCGATCAAAGGTCATGTCAGCACCCTCACCCGAACCGGGGTAGCCGGACGATGCTGTTTCCGGCGATGTCGAGAAGCAGGAGGATCACCGCGATCACGGCGATGACCACTGCGAGGACCCAGAGGACGCGGCCGATGGGGTCCGGCAGCGGGAAGCGTGCCAGGACGAACTGCACCAGCCAGAGAAAGAGCCCGATGATCAAAACATAAACGAAGAGTGTGAGAAGCGCGCCGATCATGGTGCTTTCCCCATGCAAGCCTTCAGGAGGATGTCGAAGCGGGACGCCTGCGCCTGCGCCAGCGAGCTGAGGAACCACATTGCAGCACCCACCATCATGGCGTTGAGCGCAATGAGCGCGATGAAAACAGGAGATGTTTTCAAGCTGTCGAGGGTGCTGTGCACGACTTCACGGACCATCGGGGGCGTTCTCTTCGTTGTCGGCCCGCAGGCGCTGGATGTCCTTCTCGGGCATCCGGTCGAGGCCGATGTAGAGGTTGCGGGCGTTGGAGGCCCGGATCAGTTCGTCGAGTTTGGCCTGGATGGCGAGGCCGTCGCGGTTCTGGGACGCCTGGATAATGAACACGAGCCAGAACGTAACAATGGTGGTGGCCGTGTTGATGAAGAGCTGATGGCCCTCGCTCCACCCGAAAAATGGCCCGGTGAGCGCCCAGACGAGGACGAGGACGACGCTCGCCAGCACCGCGAGAGGGTGTCCAGCGTAATGTGCCACTCTCTCCGAGAGGTGGGCAAAGGTGGCGTTCACGGTGCCGGGGCACCTTCGAGGGTGGCGATGCGCGCTTCGAGCTGCTCGATGCGGGCAGAGAGCGTCTCCCAAATCTCTTTCGCCAGTTGTAAGGCGCCTGCCGTGGCACGCTCGTATGACACGCCCCACAGCTCGGAGGTGATCTCGGCCGAACGCTCGTCGAGGGCGGGCTCGGTGCCACCCACTTTCACAAAATGTGGCGCGAAGTTCACGAACTCTTGCGCTTTGACGAACATCTCGGGATGCCCGTCGATGGTATTCTCGTAGACACGAAGATGTTCGATGTTGGCCAGAAGACTACCGACCGGAACGGCGCCTTGCTTCCAAGCAAGTCGCTCGTCGGACATGGCGGTATAAGCGCCAGTGGTCAGGTTGATGTTGGCTTTGACGACGCTGTTGCCGGAGAAATACCAGTTGTTGTCACCGCCGACGAAGATGTTCCAGTGCGCAAAGGAAGGCCGGGTGATGCGAATACCATCGTCGACGCCGCCTCCGGTTGCTTCATAGACGGTAAGATTACCGCCGATGAAGGACTTCCCGGCGACCCCGATGCCACCAGCGACCACGAGGGCGCCGGTCTGCGGCGAGGTCGAGAGCTTGGTGCCTTCGACGGTGAGCACCCCTGTTGCCAGGGCGGGGGGCCGGAAGATCAGATTATCGGGCGCGAGCTGGATGAAATCCCATCCCAGCACTCCCCCATGTTTGAACGTGATCCCTGCGTTAAAGACGCCGCCGTCGTCGTCGACGGTGATGCGGCCGTAGCCGCCGTTGAGGCCCCCCTTCGCAGTAATTCCGCTGTTGACGACGAGCGCCCCCGTCATGGTGTCGCCGGTCTTCTGGACGGCGTTGCCCCCGGCCGCCATCATGGCGTCGACGTAGGCTTTACGCGCAGCGTGATTTGGGGCTGTCGGGTCCGTGGCAGGGAGGGTCAGCGCCCCCGTCATGGTGTCGCCAGCTTTAAGAACAGTGGCGGCGGCGGAGGCGTACGCCTGGCCCTTGACCCAGGCGGTGGTGGCGAGCGCCGTGTTGCTGGCTTCGAGGGCGACGGTTGGGCCTTGGGGGGTTCCCGTGAAGACGGGGGAGACGAGAGGTGCGAAGCCCTGACTCTTGACCCAGGCGGTGGTGGGGATGGCGGTGTTGTTGGCGTCGAGGGCCACTGTAGGAGTAGTGGGTATTCCGGTGAAG